AAGGAGCCACTGTCAATGCCGATTAGAGAAACAAGGACACTGAAGCTAACACTAAGCATACGGCAACATCAAATTATAGATGATGCCATTAAAGCAGCGACAAGGGATATTGCGGCAGCAAGAATCAGAGATAATAGATATAGAAGTGAACCGTTGAATGGGGTAATCGCGGGTAAAGTTTCGATACCGACAGCCGAACAGTGTTTGACCATGATTTGCGGACAGTGGTTATCGCCTCCTTTCTAGAGTCATTAACATATGTTGCTTCAGCAATTACAGCCGCCGTTGGTGTTCGTGACTGTTGACGGTCGGAAGTGTCTTGCTCTAATGGCTCTTGATTACGGGTGTGAGTATGACACTCTATTTCTCTGTGGTATGGTCGAGTCGCGCGAATTATGGTGGTTGCCTCATTCGCAATTGCGTCTAGGTGACAACATCAGTCTAGGGCGGGGAGAAAATGCTGTGGGGAGGAAAAAGATTCGTGACAAAAAAGTAAAGATTTGATTATGCTTACGAAATTGTGACGACGTTGACATAACACTATAGAAGGCTGAATAAATGTTATGGCGCGATCTAAGGTAACACAACCGAGTAACAAGAAGGTAGATTTGTCCAATCTGTCTTTGTGGCTCACTGTGAAGCAAAGGCTGTTTTGTCACGCATTTGCTGCTGATCCCGAATTAAACGTAAGTCGCGCAGCAAGGAAGGTAGGATTCGCCGCAAGCAGTATCCCGAATCTTACGAGGAATGAGCACATAAAAGCATTCATCGGACGAATCCTATATGAACGTGCCAAGCAATTCGAAGTAACGGGTCAGAGGGTGGTAGAGGAATTGACTCGCATCGGCCTGTTCAATCCGCAACGGCTTTTCAACCCGGAAAATGGGCATTTGCTGCCGATTCTGGAATTGTCGGAAGAGGTTGCTTCCGCCCTTTCGTCTATGGACGTGGAGACAGAAGTAAGAGTAACTACCACAATTGACGGTAAGAAAACTATAGAGCGCACTACTACAGTTACGCGATATAGAGTTCTGGAATAAGCTTGAAGCACTGCGCAATCTATGTGAGCACTTGGGACTATTGAAGCCAAGCAATGGTGAGAGTGATGTTAAGGTGTTGGTGTTAGATTGGAATAACATCATGGCCCGTGCTCGCAATGAGGAAGTGATAGACAGTACGGTTAAGCAAGTTCCAAATCTCATAAGCGGTGCAGATGAGATAGAACAGAAAATCAAGCAAGTTAAGTGCCAGTAGGGGTGATGTTATGCAAGACGCAGGATTTGAACGTGAAATACTTATGTCCGATATCGGAGCATATCGGCCGTACAAGTCAGCGGATGGCGCAACATATGTAACACTTAGAAATCCAATCACTGGTGTAAAGGAGATGGTTGAATACACTGGTGATGAGACTGTATGGAGCAAAGAAGAATGGATACAGATAGATCGACTTGTCAATGAGGAATTCTGTAAGCATACTCCGCTGCTGAGTGCTCTGTTCAAATCCAAGCTACAGTTTGAGTGTACCCTTAAATCCTGCTTTCTTCTTAACCCGGTACTGCCTGTTGAGAACACACAAGGAAGTGAGGATATTGAAGGGACATTTGTGATAAAGGAAATACCTCTACGCATACGCTGGGTAGAATGTAATGCAATCGCTCGCACAAACAAGGCTAATCTGTTCTCCATTCGTCGGCTAATGGAATCGGCTAAGAAGCTGGCTGAGACGGTCGAATGCGTATTCTGCAATGCATTACTGGTAGCGGCTAAACACGACGCGGATGAAAAGATATACACTGTTTCGGAATCACAAAAGGTACTTGCTGAGCGTAGGTACTACGGACCATATGGAGTATGCGTTCCGACAGTGTTGGATAACAAAGGTAACGAAGTTGATGTACAGTATGATAACGCACAGACTATTCAGAGTCCACAATGTGAGAGCGCAGTTATATTCCAGATGACTCCGGACGTGATAAGGGCAATAGTGGGTCTATGGGTAACTACCATTATGTATAGTGGGAACTTCCGGATTGTCTGTTGTATCGCGCCGCAGGTTCGCTCCGATTACAAGGGTAAGTACGGAATACTCTGTGTTAGGTGATATCAAATGTCCACTGTAAAGATGACTTGCTCCATATGCGGTCGCAATCGGATAATGTGGAGAGGCAATGTATGTAGATTGTGTAGCAGCAAGCTGCCGACAATTAAGCTTGTGGATGAAGGGCTGTCTGTTCCGATAAAGGAGGAGATAGCACGACGGATAGATAGGTATGCTAGACGCGCGGCGTTGAGACAGAACCTTTTTAAGTAAGGGAGCGGTGCTATGTCGAGGTCAATTCGGCCGATTCTCAATCGCGTTATCGTATTACCGGATGGACCCGAGACAATCAGTAAAGGAGGAATTCAACTACCGGATAACGTAAGGGATTATGGGAAGGCTAAGCGCGGAACGGTTAGATCGGTGGGCAGTGGACGTGGACCGGACGGCATTAAGAATGAGATGGAAGTATGCTCCGGAGATATTGTCATCTACAATCCACATGCTGGAGTTGATGTAGAGATTGGTGGCACTAAGCTGGTGATACTCTCTGAATTCGATATCCTGGCGATAGTAGATTCAAAGGAGTAAAACTATGATGACTGAGAAAGACTGCATTCTTATGTCTGACTTCCTGGCGGTCCAACTGGTGAAGGGTATCCTTAACAGTTGTGCTCCTACGGCAGATACCCTGGAGTATATCACGGAGTACAAAAAGGCATACACTGCTATAGATAACATGGAAGGGATTCTACTGGGGAGGATAAGAAATCCGAATGAGACGGAAAAAGAGTCTCATCTTCACAAGAAAAAAGAGTCTCATCTTCACAAGAATACGATGAGATGCGATATCTCCGGAGCATACTTCCATAGTTGTTCGTTCGATCAATTCGGCGCGGATGGGACACCTATAGGCTGGGCGAGGAGGTTAGCGAAGGATACAATACTAACATCGAATCAATTCGAGCAATCCGTTAGTATTGAGAATCATCACCCAACGGGATTGTCAGAGCTAGTACACGCCTCCGATATACCTATAGTTCAGGATGGGGTATACCTATTCACTTGCTATATGGCAGGGTTCAACGTATCATTTGAATACGAAGGTAGCAGTGAAATACACATTTCATGGCATGCGGCTGATGGCTCATGTATTGAATCCGACTGGTCGAACGCATTACCTAGCGGTGATACACCCTGGACCCAAGTAGCTACGAACAACATAGTACCGCCTCATAACGCTGTATCTGCTATGCTGCATCTATCCGTCGAAAACACTTCGGGTAAGGTCAGCTTCCGGGAGCCAATGTTTAGGAGGATTATGTGATGGGTGCAGAGACTAAACCGTCTCCATATGATCCGACGATTAGAGATGAATTCGCAATGGCTGCGTTATGCGGATTCTGTTCTCAGGTGAGATGGGTTCCACCGCAAGAGTTGGTGGATAAGATATCGAAGGATTTGGCGCAGTATGCCTACGTAGTTGCCGATGCGATGATGGTTGCGAGGGGAGAATAATAGCACAATGAGCTTACCGCTGACACTAAAGGATGCGATGAATGCGCTGATAGATGGAGTACCATCCTTAGAGGAGAATTCAGTAAGTGTTAGGTTAGGATTCATAGTCGGTGCAAAGTGGATTCTGAGTCTAACAAGTAATACTGGAGAAGGTGAACTTGATACAGCGCTGCTTGATAGGATTGATAGGGACATAGACGATCTAGTATCTGAAATGTCGAAAGCCCATGAGCGACGTAATGGCAATGGCTAACGTGCAACTACTCGGCGGATTAATGGATGGTATGGTAGTCGAGACCTTAACAGACTTCCCGCTTGACTACATTGAATTCTATCACTACGGCAGTGATACCTTCCGCATGACAGCTAACATCAATCGCAAATGTATGCTGACGCCAATAGTTCAGCGGCCATATCTACGTAAGACAACATACGTATTGGATCGGCTATCGGGTAACTATGTATTTGATTCTGTCAGGAGGTATGAGAAATGAGATTCATAAGTTTAACAGTAGGTCTCGATGATGGACAAACGATCGAAATAAGGAATATTCAACGTGCAACGATTGTTTTTGATGGTGATGCTGTTGTAAAGGATATCATCATTGCGATGATTAATCTTACTGCCTGTATTGACTCCATCAACAGGTATGCGATTCAAAGGGACAAGTGATATGGAACAAGCAATCTGCATTATAGCAACTGTTACTGCGGTATGTATGCTGTATGTACGTCTCCAGAGGATTGAGCAAAACACTGAGCATACAGCAATGTATGTTCGCCTCACGTACAAGGTGTATGAAGAGATGTCCCGTGAAGCTGAGCGCAACAGAATAAAGGAATTAGGACAATGAATCGACGCGCATTCCTTAGACGCATCGCAGCGACAGCCGCCAGTATGATTCTGGCTCCGATTGCATTTGCACCGCTGCGAGAAGTCTTTAAGGTAAAGAGATATGTCTACGGTATCGGTGGGCTAGACATTACAATAACACAGTGGGAAACCCTAGGTGGTATGGACCTATCCTATACCACATTAGATGAACTGATTCTACAGCGGGCCGTTACTAAATCGCAGGAGGCGATGGAAAAGAAGGTCATTGCGGCATGTGGAATAAAGCATACTGTGCGGAGCTAGTTGAGTATGGACCCAACCACTGCAATAGACCCGCTGAAGCTCGGTCGCATATTGTGGCCGGACGTTAGATTTTACAAGCAACAGGAAGAGATAATCAATAGTGCGCTGTGGAACTATGAAACATATGTACCTGCGGGTAACATGTTGGGTAAGGATTTTGTTGCCGGATTCATAGCAGTTACATTTTTCCTCATCTTCCCAGAGAGTAATCTAAATCATACAAGAGTCATAACGACAAGCGTTAAGGACGACCACCTAAGAGTACTATGGGGTGAGATTGGCCGATTCATTCAAACAGCACAGTCGCCACTTGAGATAAAGAAGGGTGGGCTGTTGCAAGTCAATCATAGAGATATCCGACGTGTCGCATATCATCAGCAATGTCCCGTATGCTATATCCGTGGAATGGTAAGCGAAAGAGGAGAAGGTTTAGCGGGGCATCATGCGACCAATACAATAGCAGTTATCGATGAAGCTTCCGGTGTCGATGATATGGTGTATACGCAAATCGCAACATGGGCGGATAGGATACTGGTACTTGGCAATCCGAATCCCTGTACCAACTTCTTCTTTCATGCTGTCAAGGCAGGAGACTTGAGAGCTAAGTAACGGATATGGAAACATATTATCGTAAGGTCATACGAATCAAGGCGGAAGACTCGCCCAACGTGCGCGCTGCACTTTATGAGATATCACAGGGATTGCCTGTATCGCATAGAGAGATGATTCCCGGAGTACTGAGCTACAGAGAGTATCTAAAGCGCAGGGAAACATGGGACCCAATACGTCAATGTATAGGGCTGGATGCTGAGTTTTACGAAGATGCTTCTGTGTTGATGTTTCCTCCGCACTGGCTGAACGAATGCGAAGCATTTGCAGCGAGTATATCTAAGAGGGAAAGACGAGCCAAGGCAATAGGTATTGATCCGGGCGAAGGCGACGCCAATACAACAATGTCAGCTGTTGATGAACTTGGATTGATTGAACAGGTCAGCAAGCGCACGCCGGATACATCAGTGATAACAGGCGATGCAATTGCATTCATGCGTAAACATGGAGTGTCGCCTGATAAGGTTATGTTCGACAGAGGCGGAGGAGGTAAGGAGCATGCGGACAGATTGAGGCGACACGGCTACAATGTTAGAACTGTAGCATTTGGTGAATCATTGCTTCCCGATCTAAAGCGCACCGGTGTACTGAGGCTATACGATGAGAAATTTGCTAACATAGAGGATAGATATACTTACAAGAATCGACGCGCTGAGATGTTCGGTATACTCCGGTTATTGATTGATCCGAAGGGAACTAACGTCGAGAGATATGGGGGATTTGCTATACCGGCGGAGTATACAGAACTAAGGCGACAGCTTAGCTTGATTCCATTGACATTCGATTCCGAAGGTAGGTTGGAACTACTTCCTAAGAATAGGAGAGGAGTAACACTTGGAACAAATGTTGATAGTCGAGTTAAGACGCTTGTCGAGCTAATAGGCAAATCGCCGGATGAAGCGGACTCACTGGTACTGGCGTGCTTCGGTATGGTCCATAAGGACTATAGGCCAATGGCAGGAGCGGTGTGATATGCCAAAGTTCATAGTACTGCATTCATATCCTCACCCACAGATACAGGGGGAAATCTATGTTAATCCTGATTGTATCATAGCTTTCTCATCTCACAAGGAAGGCGGGACGTTACTATTGCTAAACGGTACTACTGGAGCAACCAGAGTAAGGGAGGCGAAACAAGAAATCGTGGGTATGCTATCCATGTGTAGCCAATTGATGGGGAAAGGATGCAACAATGCCGACAACTTACAGTAGCAGCCGCGCGAAAGAGAGGATGACCAAGCCACTTACAAGGGAAGTAATTGGAGTAGTAAGTCACAAAATGTCCTATATTGCCTGGATAATGGGTGATGATGGACATTGGATACAGCATATGAAAGGTATGGACCATTATCAACTATGGGAAGCATGCTGGCGCAAGAACGATAAGCCCGAGCATTGCTGGCGGCCCCGCGTTGTCCTTCCCGAAGGACAGTTACCCCCTACCGTATCGGAGGCGAAGCAATGAGGATCATTAGTGGATTCGATGTTTATGGGTGGGCAGAAACACAGGCGTTCCTAAAGAGACTTGGATTTCCTGTTGACTTGGCGATAAAATCTCTGACGATATCTCTGGACGAATTCCAGGCGCACGTATCACTTGTGTATGTGGTAAAAGGAAAAGACGTTGATAGTGAAGAGGTATACTCCGGAGTAGCAACGCGATTCGATGAGGATGATGATAAGCCTTCTATAGTGAGGGTGAATCGCCCGCCATAGTGAGTAAGTGAGAGTCAGTTATGAATATCAACCCCGATAGCAATGATGACCGCGAGCCAACAATTCAATCGCAGATTGAGTTGAACTGGCAAGCATACTTCTATGCGTTCAGTAAGCTACATGGTGGCAACCCTGTTGAATTTGAGGGTCGCTTACTATGGCAAGACGGCTATATGTATAGCAAGAGTGACTATCTCGGTCCGGAATGGCCACCCCCGCGCAATAGAAAGGAGCTACTGAGGCTAAGGGCTGCCTACTGGACAAGACGAAGAAAGATTGTCGATAATGAGCGGCTTAAGCTCAAGTTAGAGATTGACCAACTACTGTTAACGCAGCGTATCCGTAGCGCTCCATTGCAGCAAACGGTTGGCATACCTATAGAAGAGACAGAAGATGGTATGACACGTTATACATATAGGAATCAAGATGTAGACGTTAAGATGCTGATTGAAAGACTCACCTGGCTCACAGATGATGTTCTACTTTGTGATGAACAGCTGAGAAACATTGTAACGCCTACATCTTCTCCGCTACCGAGTCATTTACCTATTACCAAGTCTGGAGCGGGCTAAGTGGAGAATGTAAGTTATGGCAGCGAGGAAGCCAAAGCAATCAACAGGAAGCAACAATAACGGACTTACAGGAAATAACAACGGAATAGTACATCACAATTCACCATTCGGAGGATTCGCTGACCCCATAGCAATCAATCGACTACAGGAGACAGTAGCTAATTGGTTCAGTGCTGAGTCTTCTACGTTCCGTCGCGACCCTCTGAGTCAGACTCTCGACCCACGCCGATCTATTGCTGATGAATGCGGCTATCCCAATACATTTGGGATACCCCCGACACTCTATCGCGAGCTGTATATGCGCGACCCTATAGGCCGTCGCGTAGTGCAGCTTATGCCGAAAGAGTGTTGGCAGACTCAGCCGAGTATCAGCGAGGATGATGACCCGGAGAAATCAACAGACTTTGAAGAGGCGTGGGATGAATTGGGGCAATCACTGCGCGCCGAGAAATGTTGGTATCAAGATGAGGAAGGTTCGCCGATATGGGAACATCTGAGGCGCATAGACATACTCTCCGGTATCGGGCATTTCGGAGTATTGCTTATAGGTGTTGATGATGGTAAGAACCTGGATCAACCAATTGACGGGGTGGTATCGCTCACTCCGCAATCGACCGACTACAAAGCAAATCCGAGAAGTGAGTATGATACTCCCGGACGTAACGCTTTCACTTATCCTTCTACTCCGGTTGTTAACTCGGCAATACGCGACGAAGGATGGGAAGGCGGTAAGAAGAAGGATCAAATAATCTCGGAGGAAAATGAGTATATCGTTAGAAACAAAAATCCGAATGATGACAGAATACAACGCGGCTCCGGGTATGCTAGCGATCAATTCTATGAACAAACGACGCCGAATCAAAATGACCCCGGCAATTGGGGCTATGCTTCCACTGTTGCCCCGCTCGGAACCGACGCGCAGTATGTAGGCGTCGAGTTATCTCCTCCTCAGTACCCAATCAACAAGCCGAGTAGTAAGCAGCGAAGGATATTGTTTCTACGCGCATTCGATGAAGCGCTAGTACAGATAGTACAGTATGAAGCTGATATTCGTAATCCGCGCTTCTCACTGCCGATTATGTACAGGATCACATTGAATGATCCGAGAGACCAACACTCGGGAGTTGGCCTACCATTAGCGACTGTCCGCGTTCACTGGTCGAGAGTAGTACACATCGCCGACAATCTAACGTCAAGTGAGATATTTGGCGACCCAAGAATGAGAAGTGTACTCAATCGACTACTCGACCTACAGAAGATGTATGGCGGTAGTGGCGAAGGATACTGGCGAATGGCATCGCCGGGGCTGTCGCTGGAGACTCATCCACAAATGGGTGGCGATGCGCTTATCAATAAGCCTCAACTGTTGAATGATCTTGAACAGTACTTCAATGGTCTACAGACGCAACTGATTCTTAGGGGTATGGCAGCCAAGACTATCTCGGGTACTGTGCAAGACCCGGCAGGATTCATAGAGAGTCAGATAACAGCTATATGTATAGATCAAGGCTGTCCCAAGCGCGTATTTATGGGTGCGGAGCGGGGAGAGTTAGCAAGTAGTCAAGATGACGATAACTGGAATGACAGGAAGCGCGAACGTCAACTCAACTACATCACCCCGCGTATCATCGTGCCGTTTATCGACCGACTGATACTCATTGGCGTGTTACCGGAGCCAGAGGGATATAGCGTGACATGGCCATCACTGGACGCAATTAGTGCGAAAGACAAAGCTATGATTGCATTCCAGAAGACGCAAGCGGCTGCGTTGTATGTATCCGGTAACTTGGAGACATTCATTACACCGCTTGATTATATGACTGACTTCTTGGAAATTGAAGATGATAGAGCCAAGGCTATGCTTAAGGCATCGCAAGAAGCGCATGAACAGGAGGAAACATCTACCATACCACCGCAAGGCGATGCTGGGCATCCTGCCGCAACTACTGATGAGAAACAGGAGGCACAGCAACAGCGATTCGAGCAACAGCAACAGTACAAGGAAGACAACGAAGAAGATAAAGAGGAAGATAAGGAAGACGAAAAGGAAGATAACAAGGATGATGATGACGAAGAATCCAACAAGGGAGACGATGGAGAAGGTGAAGGGGATAACAAGGAGGAGGATGAAGAGTAATGAGAGTTAGAAACAATCTACAGCATAGGCGGATGATACTACAACGCTGTCTCTCCGTTAATCCATTTGTAAGTGAAGCACAAAGAAAGTGGATGTATGCAAATGATCCAGAAATGGCCCGGAGATGGGAAAAACATACACCCAAGGATAAGAAGCTCCCGAAGAAAAAGAAACAAACAACGTCGAATGCCAAGAGACAAAAGCCATACTATAAGATCGACCCGACCCGAAGCTTGACTCTCCGCCGCGTCTTCGCACGGGACATTAGAAGGGCATTTGCGAGGCTGAAGGGGCACGTCCACAAGCTTCTAGTGACCGATGACGCCTTCGGACTCCGGGACCGTATCCCGCTCGTTCCTGCGTCGATTGTGACAGGAGCGACGCTGCGCGTGAACGCTTTCTGCCCTACCGGAGAAGGCGGAGGTATTGACCCTACTTGCTCGCCAAGTGGTAGCACCGGTAAGAGTGAAGGTCATTGGGCGGAGAAATCAGAAGTACCCCCTGAACCGGGAACTACACCCATACCTGAAGGACACATAAGAGCATATCACTACTATAATAAGTTTCCGATTGAAAAAGGCGAATCAGAAGATGATGCTAAGCATAAGGCAGCTGAAGCTCTCCGTAAAGGAGGTATAGACATAAGTAAAGCAGTTGGACATACCTATGCTGAGCCAGACATGGTATGGGCATCAACAGAGAAACCGAGAGAAGAATTTGTATATGCTGAATTCCACATAGCTGCTAATGACCCGAGATGGGACATCGGTAAGCCGGATAAAGACGTGAATCTCAGGGAATGGGAGAAGAGAAAAACCGATTTCACTTTCTCGGGATCAATCAAGCCGAGCGAGATAATAGGAGTGCACGAGCCTTGGCATGACAGTTATCGTTATATAAAGGAGCATCCGGATTTGATAAAGGAAGCTAGAGAAGGAAAGCTGGATTATTTGCTTGACACAGAAGGTTATCGCCCAGCTGTTCTTAAGGTGAAGTCCGAACTAGCTGTTAATATCTCGACTAACTGTAGCAATGGGCTTCATATCATCGAAGTGCCTGACATACGTCAAACGGATCATTATAGTTGTGGCGCGGCTATAGCTATGTCTGTGGGAAGATACTTCGGAGTCGGTCCCGAGACTCTGCCGGAATGGAAGCATGAGCTAGGTACAGATGTAGAGGAGAGCACGAATCCGAAAGCAATAGTGGCATACCTGCGCTCGCTCGGGTTGGACGTGCAAGAACAAAGGAAGATGAGTATTGATAACTTGGCCGAATCAACCGCCAGAGGTAGTCCGGTTATAGTTCCAATACAGGACTATGGGCCATACATACCGAAGAAGGCGCGATTTGAATATGGACATTATCTAGCTGTGATAGGTGTAGGCTCCGGTTATGTGTTTTGTCAAGACTCATCGGAGGATAACGTAATAGGCGATAGCGGTAGCGCTCAGAAACCGGGTCGGGTGATGATAGGAGAAAGTGACTTCATCAAGGCTTGGCATGATAGAGATATAGAAGGCAATAAGTACATACGTTATGGTATCATCGTGAGTAAGCCGGGAGGTATGATAGAGAATGCTTTCTGTCCTACGGGACCGGGCGGAGGAGTAGACCCTACTTGTAGCCCGAGCGCAGGCAGTAGTGGGAAAATATATAGAACACCTGATGACGTAGAGAAAAAGAGTAGTTGGGGAGAAACTCATTACCAATGGAAGAATCAACCCGGCGCATTACTAACCGGTAAGCCGCTGAGCAGAGATGAAATTCCAAATACACTTTACCATACAACCATAGCTGGTCCAGCAGTACGAGAATCAGGTAGCCTACTAGGTCAGCGTGCCGACGCTGGTTTAGGTGGCGGACAGGAGGAAGGTGTATCGTTTACAACATCAAAATCGGATGCCGAACTAATACAGCGCGAGCTAGTTAGAAGTATTCACATAGCAAAGGGTGAGAAAACTATAGATGACTTTCCGGCAATGGCGCGAGAAGATGAGAAGATTGGCGGTATGCCATCCGGGTCATTAGATGTAGCAGTTCGAGAGGCGCGAGTGGGTTATGATGTAAACATCACAGGAGAAAGCAAGAATCCGCTTCATAAGGAGAGTACAACTCGGGATGCCTATAAGAGCTATTTAAGCAGTAGGGAATCCGCCGCGACGAAGCATGCTGGAGGATTCGATAAGAGAGAAGGACACCCGGCTTATGAAAACCTAAAGAATCCGATGCTATTTGGTAAGCTCACTTCAATGCGGACCCGCGATCCATCACATGTTGAGATAATGACAGTAGACAAGTCGAGTATTCCGCGCAAGGCACTGATAACAACAGGATCAGATGATTATTTGCATGAAGTGAGAGTCTATAGTGATGTACCGCTAAAGGGCGGCACGCGCAACGTCTTATCTCCTGTCGATAACACGCGCTGGAAGTTCGCAAGTGACCCTCAGAAGCTCAAGTCATTTCAGCAGTGGGTTAAGGCTCAGATAGAACAAACAGTTAAGAGTAAGAAGCAGAAGGATGATGTATGGGATAGATATATAGAAATGGGATTTAGAAAAGGCGCGGGCCGTAGCTTCGATGATGTACGCAAGGCTAGAAGTGAATCAATGGGAGAGAAGCAGCCATACTATGAAGGTACTAAGGAGGAATTCCTACGCTCCTCATTCGCTCAACCCATAGCTAAGGAAAAGCTGGAGCTACTGGTATCCAGAAGCTTCGATGAGTTGGAAGGTGTGACCGATGAAATGGATCGGAGAATGACAAGGGAATTAGCGGACGGGCTGGTAGAAGGTAAGAGCCCGCGAGACATAGCAAGAGATGTTAACAAAGAGGTTGACTTAGGTCAAGAGCGGGCACTAAGAGTAGCTCGCACAGAGATTATACGCGCACATGCGGAAGGACAATTGATAGCACTGGAAGGACTAGGTGTTGAGGAGTTAGGCGTACAAGTCGAATGGTCAACGGCAGAGGATGAAGATGTATGCCCCGAATGCGAGGCTATGGAAGGGACCATAATAGATATAGATGATGCACATAATATGATACCGATGCACCCTAACTGTCGCTGTGCCTGGATACCAGCTCTGCCGGAGGGGATAACAGGGAATAGATATACTACTAGTAATGTTAGAATGAGCTACTTTACTGATTGTCCGCGAGACGATCATGGTCATTGTCTACCGTCAGGTACAGCGGATATAGCTTCTAAATCTGAACTGAAAGAAGCGCAAAAACTAGCTATAGAAAAGGGTGATAATGTAAAACCACCTACCAAAGAAGAGAAGAAATCAGCGGCAGAGAGAATAGCAAGGATCGGCGTGAATGAATATCGAAACGAGATAAAAGGTAATTCAGTAGATCGAAGAAGGCGCAGGGAATTTTTACTAAACGAATTCGGGGATGGACATACTTGTCCATGTGTATATTGCGGTCGGCGATTAACTGATTCGACACTAACACAAGACAAGATTTATACGAGTCACGAAGGTGGTAGATATAGACATGATAATTTAGTACCTGCCTGTGAAGGATGTAACAAAGCTAGGGGTGATACACATTGGGAGAATATAAAATGGTCCAAGCAATAGGATTAACGTATTATGATGATGAAAGAGATATTCCCTCATATAAAGTTAAGGGTAAGCTAACTGTTCGATATATTCCCATCTTGGACTATGATCAGTATGATATCAGTGGAACTATTGTTGATCCGACAACAGTTAAAGAATTAGATAATAAGGTAACTAATAAGATAAATCCTATTGATATAATTGATAGATTGTTCAATTGTGAGGAGTAGTAATAGCTATGGAAATTCTAAGTAACATACCGAATAACAGTAAGCCTCCGAAGCCGGTTACTGAATTCACCCCTGTACAACGTAGAATGCTCGCTGTACTATCCGATGGTATGCCTCATCGTAAGCATGAGTTATACCCATGCTTAAATGATGACTTAGCCGATATGAAGGCAATAACAGTGCATATATCGGCTATGCGGAAAATCCTTAGACCGAAAGGAGAGGATATTGTATGTGAGTATAATAGATATATCTACTGGTACAGACATATTCGATTGCTGCAATCTGCTTACAAGTCCTAACTACTTAGTACTTCCATTCCTCTGTTATTGGTTGCATACTCTAGTCTTACTCGAATCTCTCTTCCATTGTCGATCTATCTCGGGTTAGATTGATTCCCCTAGATGGAGATATTGGCAGCGAATCAAATCGCGGCTAAGCCGAAACGTGTTATACGCAACGGCAGGGAATACTACCTAGTTTGTGCCACGTCTATAGTTCCCGGTGTTCTACCGGGTTCACAAGGTCCGCTCTTCTATCCGCATAATGAGATAAAGCGCAACTATCGCGATTGGAACCGTATACCGGTAACACTCAATCACCCATTCCGCAACGGGATATATGTGAGTGCTACCGATCCGATTGTAATAGACAAGCAAGGGATAGGAGAGATATACGAGACAGAGGTTAACGGCAAGCTAAAGCACAACCTCTTAATCGACATTGAGAAGGCTAACCGGCTTGACAAGCGTATCGTGCAGAACATAGAGCGCGGCATACCGATTGAGTTGAGTACGGGATTGTATACAGATAACATACCCGCACCCATGGGCGCGCATTACAACGGTAAGACCTACTCACACATAGCACGCAACTACAGGCCCGACCATATAGCAATCCTGCCGGATCAAGTGGGTGCTTGCTCGTTACAGGATGGTTGCGGGGTACTGGTAAATAAAAAAATGATCACAGATAATACAAGAGTGAGTAACATGGGTGAAGATAAACTAAGCATACTTTCTAAAGTAGTCAACTGGCTCACTGGTAATGAAGAACAGCCCAGACACGAAAACGGACAGTACCTACACAAGGGGGGTAGGGCCGGATCGAAGCAAGTGCAGTCAGCAGCGGAAGAGGGTTATACCTATTATGGTGCCGAATGCGTCGATCCTGTGGAAGAGCAAACGGAGCTAGTGGAAGAGGATGAATCACTAGAGAATCCGGCCGGAGACGGTAGAGGTCTAGCGACTCCAAGGAAGGAGCCGTATGAAGATGAAGAGGAAGAAGAGGGACATATAAAGCCTGGAACAATGTTAGAGGAGGAATCAGAAGAACATCAGGAGCCTATTAGACTAACTGGTAATACTTGGACAGATGAAGCAAGAGAAGCATCTAAGGCTTCAAGGGCAGCAAGTGCCAACAGAGGAGCTACAGCAAGACATATGGCCTATTCTAAGTTTGCAAACGCAGCATCCGAAGTAGCTGGTAAGGAACCTACTATAGCAAATCACGGAAATGCTGCAAGTGCTCATCTAGAAGCGGCAAGTAAATATAGTAAGTCAGCTGCCGATCATGAAAGTAAAGGTAGGTCGGAACAGGCTGGCTTACACAAAGCAGCAGCAGAGGCACATATGCGCGCGGCCGGAGCGCATTTTCAGCAACAAGAAGCTATGCGAGGTTCGGCTAGAAAACTAACCACACATGGGGTATATAACGTCTCAAGTAAGCTGAGTCACTCCGAGATTCATGAGTCATTGCAAGGACAACTAAGAGACAAGCATAGCCAGAATGAACCGCAGGCTATGGTACAGCATGTGTATGACGATCATTTGATTTACGAAAAGGGCGGTAAGTCCTACAAGAGCGGATATGAAACAAAATCCCATCGCGACGGTAAGGATACTGTACACCTATCTAAAGATGAACCGCAGGAAGTAGAAAAGAATATGAGCTATAACAGGCGCACAGATAATCTCGTTATAGCCTATAACAGGAAGTGGACGCAGAAGATGAGGGACAAGCTCTCTGATGAAGACTTCGCCGGACCCCATCAAAGCTTCCCTATTAAGACGCAAGAGGATTTAGAGGCTGCCGTACATTCGATGGGTCGGGCCGGAGGTTCCATCTCGGCGATAAAGGCGGGGATCAAACGCATCGCGAAACGTAAGGGTCTCAAGCTACCGGAAGCGTGGCAAAAGGAGACTACAACTAACATGCGACTAACTGCTAATACATGGTCAGATGAAGCGAGAGAAGCAGCAGCCGCAGCTAGGAAAGCATCGGCAGTGGCAAGCAAAGGAGATATTGTAGGCAAACTCAGGTCACAAACTGCCGAAGAATCAACGCATCAGGCTAACGAAGCTTCAAGAACAGCGCATACGGCTCATGATCATCAAGTAGCCGCTGCCTTACATGGGCAAGCTATGCGGGGTCATTCATATGGAGAAAGAGAGCATGGGCAAGAAGCAAGTACAGGAAAAGATAGACTCGCCATGAAGATAAGTAAGTCCGATAGGGCCGCATCGAAGGAAGCATCTAGCTATCATGGAAAAGCAGCAGAGGCTCATAAGAACCTAAGAGATTATCACGATAGGCAAGCAGCGGCTATGACAGGTAATTCAACTCACAACCAACGAAAGAGGATTAGAACTATGAATCGCGAACAGATGCTAGAGCAGCTTACCGCAAATTGCAGCTGCGAAAATGACAAGGTAGCTCTCAACTCATTGAGTGATGAAACGCTACAACTTGTGTTGCTCAATGCTAAAGCAGAAGGATCGAATGCCGATGTAACAGGTAAGACCGGCGCGATGCAAGCCGGAGGTAAGGGAACCAAGGACGAATACCAACAGAATAGGACCGACGAAGAAGAGGGAGACGATGACGAAGATGAAGAGGATGAAGAAGAAGTGGAGCATGACAAAGGGGGGCGTAAGCGTACCCGAAACGGCGGGACAACCGCCAATCAACTAACTATGAATCAATGGCTAGCTATGGCTCCTCCCGAAGCGCGAGAGGCGCATCAAGCCTCTATGGAAATAGTCAACGCCGAGAGGCAGAAGCTAATCACTCGGCTTGTTGCCAATACGAGGAGTGAGAAGGAGAAACAGGATGCG